TTGCCCAGCTGCGTCAGGGCCGTGATGTCGCCATACTGCGAGTCGATCACAAGCAGCGTGGTCGTGGCAAAACCGACGTTGGTGACCACCACATTGCAGTAGTTCCCGTTCGCCTCGACCGCGATGTTGGCCCCGCTGTTGGCCTGCACAGTAAAAGGCTTGGAGCCGATGAAGGTGTTGGCCGCCCCGCCCTGGTAGAAGTTCACGGCGCCAGTTAGGTTCTGATCCGTCGGAATGTTGATTGAGAGGTCCAGCGCGGTAGGGATGGGCTCAATGGTGCCCACGAAAGACTGGCCCGGGGCCAGCTGCGCGGTACTGCTGTTGAGCGTGCTCTTAACGAAGTACGAGCCCGTCTTGCCTATCGGCAGCGGGTTGGTCGTGGTGACGATCTGCTCGTTACCTGCGCCGGTGTCTCCACCAAAATCGAGGCCGACGACCTGCGTTTTGGCCGTTGTACGGTCAACCGTACGAACTACGTCCCCGCCTGTTCCGGGGTTGAGTGTGGTGTTATCAGACACGGATACTCCGGTGGGTTAATGCACCGAGGCCCGCGACTGAGGTGGTCTCCCCAGTCTTTAAATGAAAGACGTTTTAGCGATCATTTCGTTGCTTCTGGGTGCGTCTAATGTGCTCGTGATATTCTAGCTGCTGTCTCGTCAGACGGTCGCGCTTGCGCACAGAACCCGTCTCCCCGTCCTGATCGAATGCCTCCGACCAGTCCGGGTTGTGGCGCTCCTGCACAGGGGTCTGCACAGGATAGACAGCTTTAAATTTCACCAACTTGAACCCGCAGGGACAGTGCGCCAGAGACCACGGTGGGACGGAAAGACAGCTGGCCAGCAGCTGCCGCTGTACCGCCGCCGGGAACCCACAGCACGTTGCTCAGGTTGGGCATTGCACGCCAGAAGTAGCGCTGGCCGTTGGCGTTCACGGGGAACGAGGACAGCACAGCACTCACGGTCGGCTGGGTCGTCCAACCTTGCGCGGCAGTAAATGCCTGTGCCGGCGAAGCCGAGTTCACGGGCACCACACCGGAAATCGGGGTCGTGGTAGCCGTGGCCAGCGCCACCGGGGTCACGCCCAGCGAAGACACGCGGAAGATGCCGACTTCGGTGTAAGCCGAAGCGGTACCGCCGCCTTCTGCGTCGATTTCGATAATGCCCAACGAGCGCGTTGCGCCAGAGGTGATGGTAAGAAAGTCGGTATTGACCGTGGGGGTCACGTTGTTACGCACGACGTTGTAGAGAATCATGGAAAACTCCTAGTTAGTTAAACCAGCAGACTGCTCTGCCGTCATTGAGAACAAGACCCATTCTTTCAGATTGGTCCGTGCCCGCCCGTAGACTTCCAGATGGCCGTCCTTGAACTCCGCTTCGCAGAAAATATGGTCCCCATCGTCCGCGTTGAAAAAAGGTTTGAACAGCTCATACGGCAACGTGCAGTTTATAGCACGCCTGCCCATCAGCTGTACAGTGCGGGCGCTGACAATTTGGCAGTGCGGCACCACGCCTGCGGACAGCTTCGAGACGTCCGGGCGAATAATCATCACGACACCTTCCCACTGGCCGGTGCCGCGCTCGAAAGCAGGTTCGGTATTCATCACGTAGCCCGTATCAGCGCCGTGGTGGCTGTATTGCCCGGCATCGAAATCGTGAACAGGGTGCTCGACGTCTTGTCCGAGCCAAAGTCCAGCACGGCAACCGACGCATTCGCCCGCGTTGTGTTGTAAATCAGCGCGCAGCGCGCGGTTAGCGCAGCGCTCCACACGGGGTTGTTAAACGTCAGGTACACCGTCTGCCCCGAGCTGGCCAACACCTGCCCCGTGAGCACCTGCCCGCCAGCGGCGTAGCCCGTAGCCACCACCTCGTTTGTCGGGGAGTACGCGGTGGTGGTGTAGTCCAGAGCCGCCGAGCTGGTGTATAGCGCAATCTTGAGCGTGTCAGTGGCAAGGTTCTGCCCTGCCTGCCATGCCTGCAGCTTGAAGCTGGTAGTGAGCCCTTGAACAATGCTCATTTCACGACCGTCCTAGCTTGCCCGTTGCGGTACGAGTCTTGGCGCTCCATGCCGTCGCCCAGACGCTTGGCCATATCGAGGGCTTCCTTGAACTTGGCGTCGTACATCTTGAGCAAGTCATCCTCGCCCTTCATGAAGGTGTACGCCTCGACCAGCGCTCCGTAGAGGAGCACAGTATCGAAGTTATTACCTAGCCACGACTGCCCGTTGGACGCCGTCGTGATCGACTGCGGGTAGAAGAAATAGTGCAGCTCGACAGTATAGTTGGTGTCGGGCGTGGGGCCGACAATGAACGACAGCAGATCGGGATTGCCCGTCTGCGGGCCAAAAATGGCATAGTACAGCGGCAGGCCTGTGGACGTGGTCGGGTTCGGGTAGGCCTCCCGAATGAAGTTCACGTCCTTGATGATCAAGAAGTTGTACGCGCCGGTCGTGTCGATCGCCGCCAGCGAGTACGCCGCCAAGAAATCCGTCGGCGCCGAGACGTAGGGGTTACCCGCCGTCAGCGTGCCAGTGACGTTCTCCCGCAGCGAAGGGAACTGAATGGTGTTGAAGACGCGCTGCTCCGCTTGGACAATGAAGTTGTTTACGTCCGTTGTCTGAAACGCATTCTCCGTATAGTCCTGAATCGCAGTTACCAGCGCGCTGTAATTCACACGCCACCTCGTACCATGAAGCCTTTAGTGGCCGCGCCGTAGCCGCGCATCTTGATGCCGCCCGTCTCCACCTGCCGCTCACGCCCACCGGCCTCGGGCGGAATCTTGTTGACAGGCACGTCCTTGGCCTTGCGCGGGCCTTCGGCAGGCTTGTTGTCGAGCTTGCGTTTCATCTCAGCGCTCCTGATTCTTGGCGCGTGATTCATTGCGGCCGTACTTCATGCGGTCCGCCTCGGTAGGTCCGCCCTGCTTGCCGCCGGCCGGCTTCTTGGGCTCTTCCCGCTTGGCTTCTTTCTTGCTCATGGTTCACTCCTAGGTAAGGATGATCGTGACCGTACCGATGGCGGAAACGGCTGCGAGGTTATTCGGCGTCTGGGTTGCATCCGCGCCGTACGCGCCGCCCACCGGCGCCCAGCCCCATTGTATATCCCTGCTGCCCGGGCTGGTAGAGCCGGACGTGTCGTACGTGCTGTCGCGCCGTGGGTTCATCAGCGCCTGCGGGTCCTCAACCGGATACATGCCCAGCTGCAGCTGCGGGTGGTCGGGGTCCCAACATTCAGGGCAGACCAGCAGGCCCGTTTCCTTGAGCTTGACGACCTCTTTTTTAAGCTCTAGCAGCTTGTATCGGAACCCACAGCGATCGCATATGGCGATCGCGTGTTTGCCGGAAGAGAATCTGTTGCCCACACATCACCTACAAGTACATGCGCCGTGGCACCAACCGAATAGGCGCCTTCTCGCGGTCTTCCTCTTGGGCCGCTTGCCACGCCTCGTCGTACTGCTGCTTGAGCATCTGGATGCGCTGCTGCCCAAAGAACGACTTGCCGAAGTCCGCATCCTTCTTCAGTGCCAAATAGTAGGCCAGCCCGGCCACCATCGCGCTCAGGAAGCGAAACGGCACGTCCATGGTGTTTACCCCATTGCCGGCGTCTTGGATGCGCCGCAGGCGCCAATAGACGAAGGTGTAGGTGGTGGAAGCGTCTGGCACCGGCCAAACGGTAATCGTCGGCGCCGTGTCCAGCCGGGTAATCAGCACCTGAATGGGGCGGCCGGTGTTGAGCTTGTTCGGGATCGTCGCGTACGTCGAGACGCTAATGCGCGAGATCGTCAGGTCCGCCTGCGAAGACGTGCTGCCCGCGTTGGTGCGGATGACGTGCTCCAGCAGGTCCACGGTGTCGGCTGGCAGCGTATAGGTGGCCGTGCCCGCCACCAGCGTGATCGTGTTCGAGTCGATGGTCCAGAGATTTACGCCCCGGTTAGCCCAGTCTGCGAACAGGAGGTTGAGCGACCGCCGCGCGGTCTTGAGATCGTAGCCCGACCGCATCTCGGAGCCGGCGCGCTCAAATGCTTCCTCGACGATCTCCGTCAAGGGCATATTGAAGGCGCTGGTTCCAGAAGTGGTCATTTGCGTTCTTTCTTGCGGACCTTGGCTTTACCGCCCTTGGCGTACATGTCCACTTCGTTCGGGTCATCCTTGCGTTTGACCCGCTTGGGGAGCTTATTGGGGTTTACCGCTCCCATGCCCCGGCTGGGCATCATACAAAGCGTCCGCGCGTCTTGCCGCGCTCTGCGATGCCGTCGCCACGCTGCGCCTTGATCGCGCCGCCCTTGGCATACTTCTTGGTCTTGCCGCCCTTCTTCATGCCGGCAGCCTTGATCGCTTCGGCATTGGCCGGGTTGGCGCCGCCAACGACATTGGGAGGAGGCGGTGCGGCATCAGCCGTGCTACGTGCGCCGCCGCGAAATTGACGCCCGTAGGCCGAGCTGAACGGGCCAGCTTTCTTGCTGGCAATTGCGCTCAGGTCCTCGACATCTTTATCAGTGATCGGCATGAGTAGCTCCTAGATGCCAAAAACAAAATCAGGAACACCAGAATGACGAGCATGAAGGCCGCGTCATCCGGTATGTCCAGTGCGTAGTCCCAGATTAGGTACGACAGGACGAAGAACAGCCGTGGGTTCACAGGTTGTGCTTGCGCTTAACGTCGTCCTGCTCGTGGATGAAACCGCCCTTGTGGCGCGCGGTATCTTCCTTCTGGTGCTTGTGACCGTCACCGCCCCACTCGCGCATGATGTGCTCGTGGTGCAACTTGTGCTCGTGCTTGACGGCCGGCTCTTTGTGCTCGGGGCGCTCAGATTTTCCAGACATGGTCTGCTCCTTAAATGAACTTGCCGCGGGTCTTACCGCGCGATGCGATGCCGTCGGCATCGCGTACATATCCGCCCTTGGCAAACGCCTTCTCGGGCTTCTTCTTGCCCTCGTGGATGTCCATCCGGGACTTGCTGATCCGGCCATTGTCGGGCAGCTGGCGAGGCGCGCCATCCTTGGCCACGCCGCCCTTGGCCATCATCATGCCGCCGGGACCGCGCGAAGAGCCGACCTTGCGCTCTTTCTTCTCGCCATCGGCAAAACGGTCGCCGGTGTCGCCGTCCATCACGTCGGTGCGCCCGCCCTTGGCCATCTTCTTGGTCTCGCCGCCCTTCTTCATGCCGGGCATGCCGCCGGGAGCCGGCGCAGTGGGCATGGGAGGGCCGCCAGCGCCTGCGCCAGCACCGGGCGGCATACCGCCCATAGGGGCGCCGCGAGAAGGGCCAGCGCGCTTTGCGGCCATGATCGCCGCCATCTTGGGATTCGTTGCCATGGTATCACCGCCTTTTGAAAACTTACGGCCCTTGTCGGCCTCGTTGAAATCACGTCCGACACTCTGGGGGACGCCTGCTTTCTTGGCAAAACCGGGCGAGTGCGCCACGGCCGCCATGAAATTACGCTGCTTTTCGCTTGTCGAGGGCATGGCCTAGCCGTAGCAAATCGTCAAGCCCACCACGTTCGTCAGCACCGCGTAGCACCCGTTCGTGAACAAAATGCCTTCGCCCGGAAGGTCGATTGGGGTCGGCACGTTGGACAAATGGGCATTGATCTGAAACAGAATCTTGCCTGAACCGGCGCTGGCGTTGTCGTACAGTACCAGTGCGGCGTTGCCCGACGTATTCCCCGTAAAAGTCAGCTGCTTGAGTCGGCCACGGCCCGCAATCAAAAGACCCGTGGCCGTTACCGCCGCACTGCTTACGTCACCTTGCATCATGATGCAGGTACTCCTTTAAGGATTAGGGGCCGGTAACAGTAGACGGCAGGTAAGTACCGTCAGGCTGGCGTACGCCGTACTCGACCAGCAGCGTGCCGGAGCCTGCGCTCAGGCCTGTGCCGCCGAAGGTGTAGGTAACCCATTGATCGGTGGCGCCGATATTGGCTAGCGTGGCGGATGCTGCTGCCGTGAAAGGAAGCGATGCCGCAAAAGGCGTTGCCGTGGTCAGGGTCTGGGTAGCCACCTGCACGCCACCGATGTACACGGTCAACGTAGGGGTCGTCCCGGTGATGCCGGACGCCGAATAGAACGCCACATTGGTGATCATCGCACCGGCAGGAATTGCAAACGCGTTGCTCGCGGCTGCATCGCTGTACGTGATGTTTTTGGTTTGTCCGACCGTCACAGGCGCAATGTTTGCCACCTGTCCGAGAACTGCGCTGGAACCAATGGTGGAGCGGCGGGTGCCGAGCAACCACGGGCCAAGATGTGTAGCCAATCCCATAATTTCACCTCATGCGTTAAGGTACATCAATCTGCATGGCGTCGGTCGGGTCCGCTTGATATACCGGGAAACCCCGATGTGCATTTATAGCACATGCGCGTTCGACTTAGCAAGGTTTTCTTCCTGTGTTATCACGCGCAGATTCCACGGCACATGCAACCCGCACACGGCTTCGCCCTGCAGCGGCACGATGTGATCCACCACGTAGCGCTCGCCCGTTGTGCGCGTCATCGCGATCGCCATGCGGTACAGCTCTCGGATGCGGCGCTTGTGCTCCGCAGTTATCCACGGCGGTGTGGCGTCGCGGAAGCGCCGACGGCGGAGGCTGGTCAGGGCCTTGTACATGTCCGGGTTTTCTTCTTTGTGCTTTTTCCGATACCGCTGCTTGTCCTCGATTGGGCGCGCTGCCGCCCGCGCCAAAACCTGTGCGCGATTGCGTTCATAGTACGCGCGCTTGGCGGCTTTTCCCGCTTCCGAACTGTTGTACTCTTCAAAGTACACCGCGCGGCTATCCGCGTATTTGGCAGTCTCCGCCTTGACGCACTCGACGCAAACGCCTTTTGTTTTTCGAGGTGCGATATGGCCGTGTGCGCACGGTACCCCCGTGAAATAGTGCGTAGCCCCCGCAGCCTTTGCTTCAGCTCTAGTTTTTGGTATTCCGGTTGTGTCCATTTTCTGCTCCTTGTGTTACGACACCGGTAATATACCAAAGCAAGGCCGCAAAAGCAAGCGGACACAAAAAAGGCCCCGTTTCGGGGCCTTTTTGCTGCTTTCTACTTATTTTAGTAGGTAGAACCAGTGCTTCCGTAGAGCGCCAAAGGATCGCTCCATCCGAACGAGTAGCGCTCACGTGCCTTGTAACGCACGTTCCCCGTGTCAAAATCACCGTCCATTGTGTTCACCAGCGGGGTACGCACAAAGTGCTTCAGGCCGTTGGGGATGTCCGTGGTCAGGAACCACGCGCTGGTGTGGGTCAAGAAGTGGTTGACGGCATACCCTTCGGGGATGCTGCCGTTGTTCTTGAGCGCATTCACGTCGTTGTCGGTCGTGCCAACGCGCAGGCTGGTGTCCAGCAGACGGGTGGCAACGAACATCAAGTTCGGCGGAATGATCAGCTTGCGGGGCTTCGCAGCGATCAGCAGGCCACGCTCATCGGTCCAGCCGGCGATCTGGATAACGGCGGCTTCCAAGGAAGTCTCGTTCAGGTCGGCCGAGGTCGAAGGAATGTTGCTGTTGGCGCCGCCGTTGACCAGCGGGTGCGCGCTGTTCAGCAAAGACACGTTGTCGCCACCGGGGTAGGCCGAGTTGAACGCGTTGTTCAGCACGGAGGCTGCCTTGACCTGCTTGGTGTATGCCATGCCGCGCGCCAGCGACTTGGTATAACGCGAGGACAGACTGTCGTACAGGTTGTCTTCGATCGCTTCTTCCGTGATTGCAAAGCCGAGGGCAATGGTCTCATGGTTATAGCGAGCGGTGTAGGCTTCCTGCGCGTTGTCGTACGTGATCGCCTGACCTTCGTTCTTCACAGGAGCAGCGGAGAAACCGGCGAGCTTGGTTTCTTCTTCAAAGCTACGCTCCGATTGCTCGGTCTCGTAGATTTCTTTGTGCTCTTCGCCGTAGCGGGCATATTCCATCCCGAACAGCGCGTTCAGACCGGGGAGCAGTTCTTTGAGTAGCTGGGCACGAGAAATGGCCATGGTTCATTCTCCTTGAATTAGGCAACGCCCAGACCCGCGTAGTACGCGTGCTGACCGAAGTTGATTTTGACGAGGGCCTCTTGGTACGAGGTGAGAATCACCGTCGAAGAGGCAGGAATGTTGGCCGACGAGCCCAGCACAATGGGCTGCTGGTTCAGCGTCAACACCGTGGCGCCGGCGGAGATACCGCTGACCACGAAAGAACCGGTACCGATGTACTGGCCGTTCGCAGCAAGGTATCCAACTTCGCAGCCAACCAGCGGCAAAACACCGGTGGTAGACAGCGCCGTGGTCAGCGTCAAGGTCGTAGTAGACGACGAGCCGGTGAAGGCCAGACCGTAAGCGGTCTCCTGCACCAGACCAACAACACGTGCGGGCAGGGTGGATGTGGTTGCCGGGGTGGTCGTGGGGGAAGCCACGCCGTCCAGACTGTCGCCGGTGTTCAGGTTCACGCCGTTGTCCAGCAGCGCCACGTTCTGGCCTACCAGCGCGCTCGAAGCCGAAGCCACGGTCGTTCCAGAGGACAGCATGACAGCCTTGAATACGGTATCAGGGTCGTCGGTAACAACCGCCACCGCGTCGCCTGCCAGCGTGCTCGCGGGCCAATACTGGCTGAACCGTTTTTGCTTCGTCACCGGGTCGGTGTACGAGCAGCCAAGGAAAATGCCCACCGGGAAGGTGGTTGCCGAACCGGAAGTGACCGACAAACGGTTCACAAAGCCGCGGGTCAGCTGCACAAAATCGCCGTAACCGATGTTGGTGGCGTATCCGTAAGGAATGGGCAGGCTGCGGGTAGAGCCCGCAAACAGCTGTCCGCCAACAAGGTTTACAGGCTTTAGCCCGTAAGGGGCCGCAATCGTGGGATATGCCATATAAAGCTCCGTTATTTAGTTCCTGAACCAAAAACACCCCGGGTAACCGTCGATTTCTTCTCAGAAAACAGCGGCATCCGCGGATCATTCGCGCGCATAAACGTGTTATCCACGGACTCCATCTGGGCACGAGCCTGCTTGTCGTAGTACTCGGTCATGGCTTTCGCCTTCTCGATGCTGATCTTGCACAACATCAGGCCACCTACCTCGACATTTCCAGTCTTCTCGTTGCCGTCGATCATGAGTTCGGGATAATCCGCCGCCTTACAGGGCACGAAACCGTCCCGGAACTTCCGCGACACATTGGTCGGGTCGGACTGCCCAAGAATATGCGTGGCCACCCAGTGGAACGCATACCCCGGCTCGGGGTTCGGTGTCGGCAATGTGCTCGCCGGCTTGTACTCATAGCGCGCTTCTTTCTCGCGCGTGGTCAATTCACGTGGTGTGCGGGACTCGTTCTTTGCTTCAGCCATTTTCTTAACCCTCCAGTTTTGCCACTTGCGCAGCATATTGTTGCAACGGAATGCCCAGTTTCTTAGCAAGCGCAACTTGCGTGCTCGTCAACGTGACCTTTTTCACCCCAGTGGACCGTGCTCCCGGGGCGACAACCGAAGCGGGGCGCCGAGTTTGGCTGGACGTGGACTGTCCGAACACTTCAGGGAATTTTTCTCTTACGCGGCTGTCAATCTGCGCGTAATAGTCATCACTGCGCGGATCAATCTGCGAATTGACTAGCTTTTGGTGCAGCCCTAGTGCGTAGCTGGTGACTTCCTCGAAACCGTCTGCGCCGAACCACTGGTTTTTTGCCTGCCAGCGCAGGGATTTTTCGTCGGGGCGGACCTGTTGAGGTGCTTGTTGCTGCGTTTGTACCTCATTATCCCGCTGCTGTAAAGTGGGAGGACGAAAACTCTTCGCGCTCTCCAATTCCCACTTCGCGCCGGACAGCGCCTCTTGCGCTTCGACGATTTTGTCCGTGTCGAACGCTTCGGTGGCTGCTTTCAGCTCTTGACGGGCCTTCGCCAGCTTGGCTTCAGCCGCCGCGACGGCGCTGGCTGCAATATGCTTGCTGCCGTTGTCCACATAGCCCTTGAGCTGGCGATTTTCAGCCACGAGCTGCTGCGCCATGCGCTCCAGCTCTTGTTTTTCACGCAAAATGGCCTCTTTGTTACGCCGTTCGTCGTGCCGCGCGTGCGTCAGCTCCTTGATTCGCTTCTTGACGGTGTCGGAATAGCTGTCCAGCTCCTCGTCCGTGGGCTCGGTGACCTCTTTTTCGAGGGGTTTACGGCCCCTGTCCTGCGGGGGCACGTCATCAACGACCTCAATTTCGAGATCGTCGTCTTTTTCCTTGGTTTTTCCGCCGGCGGCGAGGCCTTCGGCCTCAAGTTCGTCGGGAAATTTGAAATCGCTGCTTGCCATGTTGTGTCCTCCTAGACGCGTGTGATACCGCGCGGGTCCGCAACGACACCTTCGACTTGGTCATCGTTGAGCATCCGCAACTCTTTGCCGTACATCTTGAAGCGCGTGCCCGTGTAGGTCCGCGTCAAGATGAAATCGCCCTTTTTGCACCAAGGCCCGCTCGGAAATTTGTCCGCGTCCTTGTACGCATCCGGCCCAACGTCGAGAACAAACAGCACCGTGGTGCCGTGCTCCTCCGCTTTGAGCTGCGCCGCAGGCTTGATCAGGTCCAGCGATGTGCCCTCGACCGTCTCAGTGACGTCTGGCACGATGCACAGGATTTTGAACCCCACGGGTTTTGGAAGTTGGGCAGCTTTTTCTTCCGGCGCAGCCTCCTCGGGCGCCGTTATCGGCTTTATGGGCTCGGGCATGGTGATGCCCGGCGGCAAAATGATACTAGTCATCGGATTTTTCAACTTTCTCTAGCAAGGCCACGATGTATTCCTCTGCGATGGCAAGGCCCCGAATCACCCCGCAAAGTTTTGCGTACTCATCGTACGATTTACAAGCGCCACTTGCGAGGTCATCGCAGTAGTCGTTCATCTGCTTGCGGATGTGCTCACGCGTCACCCGCCCGAAGTCATGTGCCGAAACGCTCATTCAGGTATCTCCTGCGCGCCGGCGTCCGACGCAGTTTGTGCGGTTTGCGCGTGCTGCAACGCGGTCTGCCGAGCTTCTTTCTCATGCTGCAACGCGTTTTGGCGAGCTTGGAACGCCTGCTGCATCTTGTTCTTGTGCAAGTCCGCGCCCACCTGCATGCCTGTGGCGCGCTCCTTGATGTTCTGGTCCTCGTTGTCCTTGTGGGCGTCGAGCGTCATCTGTTGGCGCTGCAAACTAAGCTCAGCAACGCTAGTCTGCTCCTTTAAGTGTAGCGCGTCGTTTTTCTCGGCGGCGTGCACCTGCAGTTTCTGCGCATCGAGCTGCAGCTTGTCTTTGGCGTTCTGAATGTCGGCGGCAATTTTTTGCTGCTTCAACATCAGGTCTTGCTGTTTGAGTCCCAGCTCCTGCTGCTGAATCTGCACCAACGGGTCCTTGGCCTGACCCATCGCGGCGGCTTGCGCAGCCTGCTGCTGGTTGAGCTGCAGGTTCTGCTGTGCGGCCTGCGCCATCATGCCCGAGAGCGCCATCTCGATCTGCGGCGGCAGCTCCTTGTCCTCGGGCGGCAGGGCCATGCCCAGCTGCGCTTCGATCTGGCGACGGTACATATACCCGGTGTGCTCGGCGATGTGCGCCTGCAGCGCGCCCATGATCATCTGTGCCTTGGGGTTCTGCCCCATGGCCTGCGCGATGGTTGGGTCCTGCATCATCATCTGGTGGACCATGATGTGCGACTTGTGGTCTTGGTACGCCCACGCGCGCACGGGCTCGCCGCGCAGCAGGCACATGTTCTCCGTCACCGGGTCAATCGGCTTCATGTCCTCGGGCAGCGGGACGAGCTTGTCGGCGTTCTTCACCCCCAGCACGTCCAGCATGGAGCGGTGCAGCTGCGGCAGGTTGTAAATGTCCGGCGCCATCTGGGCCATCTGGATGACGGCTTGGTACTGGACGACGCGCTGGCTCATGGTGGCCGCGTTGGGGTCGCTCACCGGGATAATGTCGCAGCAGTCGTAGTCGGCCTTCTTGGCGCTGCGGCTGCCCTTGGTCGGGGTGTAGTCGTAGTCGTCGTCGGTGTAGTCGCGGATGATCCCCGCCAGCAGGCCCAGCTCCTGCTTGAATGTGTAGTGCAGGCGCGACTGCACGGCCGTCAGCACTTTGAGCTGGCGCTCTAGGATGGCCAGCGTGGTGCCCACCGGCGCCTGCGCGCTCATGTCGCTGATCTTCAAATCGGCGGTAGAGGCGAAGCGCCGGCCTTCCTCGACCAGCCCTTGCAGCAGCGCGTGCAGGACTTGGCTGGGCTCCTTGTAGGGCAGCGGCAGGATGTTGTCCTTGAGCGCGCCGGAGCCGATGTCTACGTCGCGGAACTCGCCCGGGGCGATGGGGGTGTCATCTCCCTTGATCCGCAGGCCTCGGGACTTGAGTCCGCCGGGCAGATTGGAGAGGGTGCCGGCGTCAATGAGCTGGCGCAGGATGGAGGTGGAGGACTTGGCGTAGCCGCCAATGAGGTGGAACAGCCCGAAGCCGTAAGCGCCGAAGCCCGGGATGTACTGGTAGTGCACGAAGTGCTGGCGCTTGAGCTTGAACTTGTCGCCCTCCAGCCAGTTGCGCCGGATCGCCAGACACTGGTTCGTGCCCTTGATGTACGTCACCACGTATGGCAGCGCGATCTGGTCCTCGTCCTCATCATCCTCCGCGCCGGGGATGTACAGGTCCACGTGGCACTCGCGGATGATCATACGCTCGTCGTTGAGGTCGGTAAACCCGGTCTCCTTGTCCTTGGCGCTCTTGATCTCGTCGGACTCGTGCACCGGGTCGTGCAGCAGGATGTCGGAGTAAAACCCCGCGCGCTGGAGCTTCTTGATCTCGTTGGGCACCTTGCGCATCTCGTGGGTCGCGCGGTGGCAGGTGTCCATATCGGTCGTGCCGTAGGGCAGGATCATGTCCTCGGCCGGAATGAACGTGGAGACTTGGCGGTTGATGCTGGGGTCGAAGTAAACCTTTTTGAACGTCGAGCCCGTCGCCGGCAGGCTCCAGAGCATGCGCTCCTGCTCTGGCCGGAACTCGCGCATGACCTCCGTCAGCTCGTAGTTCATATCATCCTCGACGCGCTGCGCGGCCGCCTTCTTGTCCGGCGTCTCCTCGCCCAGTATCTTGGTGCGCACCGGCCCGGCGGCGGGGAACATCTCGGTGATGGTCTCGGACTGGAACCGCACCACGGCCTCGGTGATCATCGGGTGGAACACCCCGCAGGCGCCATCCCACGGCTGGGTGCGCTCCTCGTACTGCAGGCCCAAGAGCTTGAGACCTTCCTTGTAAGCCTTCTCCCAGTCGCGGCGCGAGTTCTTGTCGTTCTCGATGTCGCTGTCAAGGTCGCTCAGGATGCCCGCTACCACGCCGGCGTCCAGCGTCTCGACCAGATTGGCGTCAAACGCTGGGGAGTTCTCCTCGCCCATCTCGCTGTCGCCGAAGTCACTGTCCCCGAACTCCGAGTCGCCCGGGTCGGCCTGTATCTCAATCTCGATCTCCACCGGGTCCTCGACGTTGGCCAGATTGGCGATGCCTTCGGGGGCGGCTGTCAGGGACTTGTCAAATGAGTTTGCGGCCATGGAAAATCCTTAACGGTTCTGCATCCAGTCTGCCACTGCCCGCACTTGTTCCCAAGTAGCGTTTTGTTTTATCGCATTGGCTTTCATGGAGATTATCGCAATATTGTCGCGCACGTATCCCAATTCTGGACGCGCTCTGTCTAGTGACGGACTTTCGGGTGTTATGCGCCCCGCCCCAATGAAATCGAACACTGTGCCAAAAACCGGGCATTTATCTGTAAGTGCGTCCAACAGGTCCTGCCGGGTTATGCTAAACGGCACCCCTTTGCGCAATGCGCGCTTACGTGCGTTTTGGAAAGTGCTCGATGCCCAATAACCGCGGGGGTCTTTAGCTCGAACTTTCAACTGCGTGCGTCGCACGTTCTTATTGTTGCGTTCTGCCCACGCACGGTTAGCGGCGGCGTGCTTTTCTGCGTTTTGGTGCTTCCACGCTGCAGCTTTTTGCAATTTGCAAAGGTAGCAAGAACGGTCGGACACGTCTCGCGCAGCCACGTGTCCCGCTTTACAGGGAATGCCCGTAAAGTATTGTTTTAGCCCTTGCGCTTTTGCATTTGTCCAGCTAGTAATATGCACGTGCTCTCCTACGAAATAAAGCAGGCTCGTCTTTTTCATCTTTTTCGCTGCCGACAAGCCCTCCTTGACGCATGCGCAAAAGTGCCATCGACACACAGTCCACGTAGTCATCGTTCGCCCCTACAGGAAAACTGGCTACTTCTTCAACCACCTCGCGCGCCCAACGGCGATCAGGTACCCACACCCTGCCGGATGCAAAAACATCAGACACCGCATTTAGCCGCACAACCTTATCATTTCCACGACTGGGCGTAAATTCCTGCACCGGCACGCCCATGGCTCTTAACTCGTAAATGAGCGGGGCGCCCGAAGCCTTTTTTTCCACAATCAGTACGTCCGGTTCCCATTCTTTGTACTGCTTGTAGGCAACCGCTTTCAACTCTGGAAACTGCATGCGATCTTTGAACGCATCAAGCAAAATTGCATGCGGAGTATTTCCGTCTTCTTCGTTGTACCACACGCCCCACGTAGTGCAGGCAGAAAAGTCGGCTGACGTGCTCGCTTCAAACGCCGTGTCCCAAGTCTGTACGATTATATCGCACTTGGGCGGCTCGTCCTTCTCCCATATGCGCCAGTTCTTGCGGCTGATGATGGCCGAGACGTCCGCGGTGGGCTGCTGCATGTACTGGGCGTTCCAGTATCGCGGGTCCATGGAGGCCTTGGTGCTTTTGAGCGTCTCCAGCGGCCACTGCTCGGGCCACAGGCTCTTCTCCGTCTCCTCGCCCTCGTTGAGGATGGCCGGCAGCTCCACGATCTCCCACGGCGGGCTGTCGGGGTTCCTGATCTGGTAGTCGATCAACCGCCCGGTCAGGTCCAGCAACCCCCAGCGCGTCATGATGACGATGATCGCTCCGCCGGGCATCAGGCGCTGCAGCGGACCCGTCTGGAACCAGCTCCACGCCGTGTCGAACGCAAGGCGGCTGTTGATCTTTACGTCCTGCTCAGAATGGGGGTCGTCAATGACAAAAAGATCAGCTCCGCGGCCCGCCAGAGCGCCACCGACGCCCGCCGCGTAGTACTGGCCGCCCGCAGACGTAGACCATTTGCCCGCCGCCTTTTGGTCATCCGCAACCAGCGTTTTCGGGAAGATTTCATGGTACTCCTCTGATCCAAGCAAGTTACGTACCCGACGACCGAAGTCTTCGGACAGGCCCGCCGTGTGCGTGCCCATGATGATTTTCTTCTCCGGGAACTTGCCCAAGAAGTACGACGGGAACAGGTACGACGAAAACTCGGACTTGCCCATACGTGGCGCGATGTTGATGATCACGCGCTTCTTGCGCCCCTCGACTACGTCGGTGAACACCTTGGCCAGCTTGCGGTGGTGCGGGCCGATCTTGAACCCCGGGTACACGGCGGTGGCAAACCCCAGCATGCTCTGCTCGGCCACCTGCAGGCGCGCGCGCCGCTCGCGCTTCTCCAGCATCTCCATCAGCTCAATCTTCTCCTTGAGCGACATGGAGGGCAGCGCCGCAGTCAGCGCTTGCAGCTCGACACGCGTGAGCGAGGTCAGCTTATCCAGCTGCATTGGAGGACTGACTTTCCAGTACCGGCGCGTCGGAGACGTCCGCCACGTCGATCACGCCCATGAACCGGTTGATCTTCTCCTTGATCTTCGCGTCGATCTCCGCGTCTGAAATCTCGGTCTTCTTGACCTCGATGCGTTCGGTAAACACGCCCACCTCGGTGACCTTGCCCAACTGCTCCAGCGCGCGCAGCCGGATTTTCGCGTCGGGGTGCTTGGTCTCTTCCAGCAGCTTCGCCACAACGTATCCACGCAACTCGTTGACGTGCTCAACGTACGCCCAGTCAAAAGCAGAAAGCATGCCCGTCAAGTGCCGTACCGCTTGGGGCGCGCGCAGACTCAGGACCGCGGCCTTCTTGTCTACGTCATTGAGCGCGGGGGACAGGATGGCGCCGAAAGTGTCACGTACCTGCTGGGCTTGGTCTGCGCGCAGCACGTGCTCGGGGCTGCCCATCTGCATCAGGATTTCCTGCGCGGTTGCGGCTTGCGCGCCAATGGTCTGGAACGCGTCGGCGTCTTCCAGCGACACGAACTGTGCGGGGTCTAGCGCTTCCAAGTGGGCGAGGATGTGCGGCGTCATGGCCCGATGATATACTTTGCGCACTGTCGCAGCAACGGCAGTTGTTTCATGTCGTCTCCCTTGATCGGGTTGCTCCCGGTACTTAGGCCCCTTTTTGGGGCCTTTTTTTTATAATTTTTTGGTGCAGTGCAGCATTTTCGATGCCGGGGGTGTTTCGCTGCAACGAATCTCACGGAAAGTTCTCTGGCCGGATTCTATTGAATTCGCTGCAACGAATCTCACGGAAAGTGGTGGGAGCGGGTGAGGAACAGTGTTGTAGCCCAAGCCCCCATGTTCACTGCAATTAGGTGGGTGGGGGGATAGTGGGGTCGAGCCACGCCGGTTTACGGGCTCGTAAACAGGTCAAAAGAACCCCTATTGGTACACTATGGCTGTCGATTGATGGAACTAGATCGGCACTACATCAACCCGTTCCGTGGAGTATCTGACATGAACGCATCTATCCAATCCCATGTATCCGCAGCCCTGACCGCAGCTGGCGCCTATAGCGTCTCGATCGACGCGCTGCGCAGCGCACTAAAGGGACAATTGTCCCCCGAGGTGCGCGCTACCTTGCTGCCCTATGTGGCGACGTTCTATGGCGTGGCGCTGGTTGACAAGGAGCGCGGTGAGGGTAAGACCTTCGACGTGAATGCCAAGAAGTTCGAGGCGGCCAAGAAGGCGTTGCAGCGTCTGACGGCAGACATCGTGGGCAAGTCCAAGGCGCAGGCCGAGGAACTGGAAGTGCCGGCCGAGATGCTGGCACTGGCGCGCAAGCTGGTGAAGCTGGGCAACACGTACGAGCAAGCAGGCAAGTTGATCGCTGCTGCTATCGCTACTGCCAAGGCCGAGTAAGTACAGACGCTATGTAAACCCTGTTGCCTGTGCTTATGTTAAGTTGCAGGCGATGGGGTTGGCGCTGTTCCTATCCGTGTATCTGTTGGCGCGAGTCAGCGTGATACACGGATGCGTCAGCATCCTAAAGGGACAAGTGTCCCCTTAGCAACACCAATGGAGAATGACATGAGCTACAACGCAACCCGCTACACCACGATGCACACCCAACGCACCGGCATGCTGGCCTACATGGGACTGGCCGAGCGCGCCAAGGCACGCGCAGAACTGGCCGAGCTGCTATCCCTCAACGAGCCGCGCCCATACGCCAGCTACACCAACGCCTTCGGCGCCCGCGAAGACCTCTACGAACTGCCCAAGCCCGTCAAGGTGATCCACAAGAAGTACATAGGCAAAGTGTTTACAGTATCGTTTCGCTATGTAAACATGTAATTGGTACGACTCAGAGCACATGCCAGTGTTTACAGCACGCTGCGCCAGCCATAAGCCACCCAGCTTGGTGAGCGCAGTGTGTTGATTCATAAGGCTTTTCTATCAGACAACCATACATATATATAACTCTTAAAATAAATATATACGTATGAGGCTATCTGTTTCTCTATACACACGCGCTTATATTCAGCACTCATTTTTTGTGCCTCTATAATTGTGTGTGTTTTTTTTCTGGCCATTAGCCACATTGCCTTTAGAGCCAGTCTGTTTTGCTCTGTATGTTGATGGATAGGGCCTTTGCGGCCCGTTCATATAGCAGTCCACATAGCTGCTCAAATGGCACAGACCTATGTATATCTTGGCACGCGTGCCAGCATTTACAACTTTAACGCTCCAACTGCTATGTATATTGTGGCAGAATGGCGCTAAAGGGACACTTTGTCCCCCTAACCCGGAGCCACCATGAAGACCTCAGCACAAGACCGCCTGCGTTATGCACTCGAAGTGCACGGCCTGCGCGAAGACATACAGCGCAAGATTTTCAATTATGTATTCGCTCCCAAGGCCGGTTCACGCAAGCGCGTGGCCACCGAGATGACGTGGGAGCAGCTCAAGCGCGACATCCGTGGCGCAATAGCGTCTACAGCATCGAACCGCCGAAACTGGCGCGCAGACTATGTAGACATCTTCGAGGACTATCTCAAGCTCCTGCGCCAGACGCGGGACACGATCGAGTCCACGTGGGCCACGGCCATGATGCCCGACCCCGATGCCAAGGGTAACCCCGACGCGCCGCGTGTGCCGGCAAGCGTGGCCGAGATTTCGCGCCGAGCACGCCTGATGAACCAGAAGAACGGCATCGACGGTCCTACCTGCAGCACCATGTGGCAGACGTGGATAGACCCGGCAGCGCGCCACGCGATTGAGCGCAGGTTCGATGACGCATTCATCGCCGCCACCGGCGGCAAGGGTACCAAGCCGCGCCCATTCCTCGCCACCAACGTGCGACGCGTGACCAAGACCCAGCTGACCCGGCTGCGCGCATTCTTCGCCAATCAGCGCCGCATACTGGCGGACCCAGACGTGACCGCGCGCGACGACACGCCGCTGGCGACGACCCCGTACGCTGCTCTGCAGCTCGCTGCAATACGTATGGCTGAGCGAGCAGTGGATGCGTGGGAACAGACACGCGCCATCGACGCCATGCACGCGCTGAGCGATCCGCTGCCGGTGGACTGGCGCCACCTGCTGGAGCCGGCGATGCGCGAGCGCCTGCGCAAGGCCGACGAGCAGCCCCAGCTGGTGGACCTCGAAGGCATACGAGACTTTTACGTAGAGAAAGGACCAAGCGCCGCGGGCAACGGCGAGGAGTGAAACACTAAAGGGACATTTTGTCCCCTTAACATTTGGAGAATGACATGAGCAGTGATCGTATGAAGACCGCCCACTATGGGCCTGTGAGCAAGCGTTACCCGTGCGCGCTCACGCAGAAACTGATGAACGGGCGTTACCTGCGCTGGAGCTGGCGTACCAATAGCTGGCAGTTCCAAGACAGCATCACCATGCAGTGGCGCAACATCAATGTGCACTTGGCGCGTGCCCTGACGTCTGCCGGGTTCATCGTGCGCGAGGACATGACCGACGTGGAAGAGCAGCAGCTAGAACTGTTCGGGGATGACGTATGAGGATGTACGTCTACCTGCGCCCGCTGACGCGGCGCACCGCACCGATAGTCGTCGAGACGAACCTGCGCTGGGCACTGCCGTACTGGCAGGCACGCAAGCAGCTGAACCCCAACATCACGTGGAGTATCCGATGACCTACGCAGAAGCACGCGCACTGGCGCGCACGGGCAAGGCGCTGTTCAGCCCCAGCCAAGATGGCACGCTGCTATACATGCTCGACGGCAGGCTGGCCAACAACTTTATCTTTGTGCCACGCCTGCACAGCGAGCCGTTACAAACCCGCACCGTGGACCTTCCCAAGATCACAGACTGGGAACTCTCGGGCATCACTCTGGAGAATGACCTATGAGACAGACACAACGAGCACTCACGATCGCATGCGTGGCCCTTGCGCTGGCTGGCTGCGCTACCAATCCCGACGGTACGCCGGCCACGTTTGCCCATCAGCAGCGTTACACGTCCTCGGGCGTGCCCAAGTTCGACCAAGAACTGATCGTGTCCCTGCGCGCTACACAGATATGCAGTGCGACCGACGGAACGAAAACAATCGCATGGAGTTGCAAATGAAGATCAAAATATCTGAAGCGTCCGGCCCTGTGCTGGACTGGCTGGTGGCGAAGTGCGAAGGTGTCCAGGTAGAAAAAATCATGGACCTTAGCTTCTGGTCGTCTGCTAATTGGGAAATGTATTCCACCGACTGGGCACAAGGCGGGCCGATCATTGAGCGAGAGAAGATGACCGTGGGTATGTGCATTGGCGAAACAAAATGGGGCGCTGACATCTACGCAGGCACAGGGCTTGACATAAAAGCAAATCGCACTGGCCCCACACCCTTGATCGCAGCCATGCGCTGCTATGTGGCAAGCAAGCTAGGTACTGAAGTCGAAGTACCAGAGGAACTCGTATGAAGATCAAAGTATCTGAAGCCACGGGCACCATGCTCGACTGGCTGGTAGCGAAGTGTGAAGGGTGGGACTCCGAAAAATACATGATGTGGCCTGACATACGCAAAGATGCGCACGGAAAAGTCATCGGCATCATGGTGCCGAAGGGCAGGAGCTATATTTGGTTCCGGCCATCAACCGACTGGGCACAAGGCGGCCCGATCATTGAGCGGGAGGAAATCGAACTGCACAAATGGGCCGTTGATGGGTGGGTAGCGAAAGCTACTAACTACATGTTTCTAAACACTCCGCAAGAAAAGCCAGAGTTCGCAGAGCAATACGGCCCCAAACCCCTGATCGCAGCCATGCGCTGCTATGTGGCAAGCAAACTGGGCGAGGAAGTGGAGGTGCCTGATGGACTACGCTAAAAGACGCATCAGCAAAGACGCGTTCTACCGCCGCGGCGGATTCGCCAACATGTATCTTTTTCGCAGTATGCGCAATGGTCGGTGGATGTACTGGGAGCGCGTATGCTGACCCATGACCAACACGAGCGCCGGCGCCTGCTGCTGCAACGCATCGCCATCGTGCTCGCCTACGCATTCGCCGTGGGCGTGGTGTTCCTCGACATCGTAGTCTGGCGCCCGTAGGCAGACACGCACCACTCCCAACGCGGCACCAAGACCGCACGCACGCTAGTGCGCCAAGGGGGACAACCTGTCCCCTTAGTACATAACCTTTCGGAGAATGACATGAAACATACCGAGTACGAACTCGTACGCGATCCCGCGTTCGCTACAATTTTTGCCCTTGGCGCTGACGCCATAGAGCATGTGGCGCGCTTCGCCCGCTACAACAACGCCCAGCACCGCTGGCACCACGAGCTGCAGGGCATGTTCGCCTTGCACCCGCTGATCGCGCGGCTGGTGAATCTGGGTTACCGGCCCATCGACTGGCACCAGCTACTGCTGGAGTGGCCGCACGTGAGCGTGGAAGACGAGACCCAGATCGCCTACACGCGCAGCGAGGAGAACGGGCGCACGGACCGCCAGACGCGCACGCCCATCGGCAAATATTTGAGCCGACACTATCCGCACGCACCCGACCACATGCGCCGCGACTGGATGCTGCTTTTCCAGCCCGCGCACTACGAGATATGGGGCACGCGCGAGCGCATCATCATGGGCGTTGAGCTGGGGCCGCAGAGCTGCATGAAAAGCAGTTTCGGCTCCATACCGTTTACCCGCGAGCACAACGCGCTGATGCTGGACTACATGGGCGACCCGACCGTGCAGGTCCCGTGGGAGCGCCATCCCTACGCAGTGTACGGCCCGGAGTACGGCTGGCGTATCGCGGTGCGCTTTGACAAGTCTGCGCCAAAGAAAGTGCTGGGGCGTGCGTTGCTCAACGTCACGGGCGCCAACGACACCGTCGCAGGTGTGTACGTACGCAGCTACGCGCTCAACGAGGGCGGCAGCCATTCGCCGACTGACAACAAGCTCGAAGCGTGGCTCGATTCGCAGGGTTACCAGAAGCGCTACCGCTGGCCCGAAGGGTTGAAGTTTCGCAGGCTGCTGCATCCCAAGGGCGCGGACATCATGATGCCCTACCTCGACGGTGACGACCGCGACGTGTGCGCCGGTGACGGCGACTACCTCGTCAAGTGCGACGAAGACAGTTGCGACAGCGAAATATTTTACCGCTGTGACAACACCAACGGCATGGTGGACGTCATGGGCGGACGTGAGCGCATAGGGTCGTGTGAAGACTGCGGAGCGCCAGTGTATGAAGATGACGACGAACGTATGCACGTCGGCCGCGACGAAGACAGTCTTATCGGTAGCTGCTGCGCACACCACTACACGTACGTGGAGGGCGGGCGTCGTCGCGGCAGTTCGTACAACGCGGAGTACTACGTGCACAACGACAACGCGGTGTGCGTACACGGCACGTACTACGACACGGAGAATCCGCCGGATGAAATTGTCTGCTGCGAAGACGGCGAGTATCGCCGACGCGAGGATTGTGTCGAGATCGACGACGAATGGTACGACAGGGAGGACGACGACATCGTGCTGTGTGCCGATGACGAGTACCGCCTGCGCGACGATTGCTGGGAGTCTGCCAAAGGTAACTGGTACAGCGAAGATGAACCCAGCATCGAGATCGAGACGACGGGGACTTACCACGCCGACGAGCTGCAAGAACTGATCGACAACGCATAAGGAGAATGACATGAGCAAGAAGTATCGTTCGGTGGGCTACGCAAAAACCAAGCCCACGGGTATCTTTAGCACGCCGCCCGTGTACGTGAAGCCGCCATACGCTCACGCAGGCCTGCCGTTGCTGAGCGCAGATGATGTGCCAGACACGACGCTGATGCAGACCCTGTGGCGCGCAGTGCGCTCGCGTCGCGCAGAGAACTCGATGTCCGAAGCGCGGTTCGTGGCGTGGCTGGTCAACCGCTGCGCGGTGAGCATGATCGACAACGCGGGCAACATCCACGTGGACCTGCGCACGCAGCCCTCGCACCGCACGTTGTTCACGGCGCACACCGACACCGTGCACCGCAACGGCGGGACCAACAACGTGCGGCTCGACGCGTCTGACCCGCAGGCCATCAGGTGGCGTGCAGACGAGGGCGCGTGTCTGGGCGCAGACGATGGCGCCGGCATCGCGCTGATGATGCACATGATGGAGGCCGGTGTGAAGGCATACTACATATTCTTCCGTGGCGAAGAGCACGGCGGCGTCGGCTCAGGCTGGCTCGCAGAGAACATGCCCGATGCGCTCAAGGACATCGACCGCTGCATCAGTCTGGACCGCGCAGGGTACAGCGACGTGATCACGCACCAAGGCGCGCGCTGCTGCTCGGACGTGTTCGGCCAAGCGCTTGCCGATGCGCTGACCTCGTTCGACAACAACATGCTGTATATGCCCGACGACACGGGCGTGTTCACCGACAGCGCCAACCTGACCGGCATCGTGCCCGAGTGCACCAACCTGAGCGTGGGCTACCGCAGCCAGCACGGTGACGGCGAGTGGCAGGACGTGTCGTTCCTGCAGCGCATGGCCGCGCAGCTGGTGACCATCGACTGGGACAGCCTGCCGACCGTGCGTGACCCGCGCGTGACCGAGTACAAATCGTACAAGGGCGTCTACACCGACACGTCGCTGGACTGGGTGAACGCACCACTCACGCGCCACATACAACTGCTTGACGAACCGGAGCAGCGGCTCGCTGATGCCCTGTGGGAGGCTACCGGTGGGTACTACTCGATGCTGCGGGACATTGTTGCCGAGCACCTGCTGCCTGAAGACGTTGACACCGCGAAGCGGCACATCCTGTGCAGCAAGCTCAGCGCCACGATGTACGCCTCGTACGTCGAGGGGCTGGAGTCAGGTGAGTACGACTACGAGACGCTGCTGGACATACTGGGCGAAGACCTCCAGAGCAGCTGACGCACCATAAGGGGACAGATTGCCCCCTTAACAAAATATTGTCCAATCTTGGACAAACCTATTGCCACGCCGCCGGATCGTGGTTTAAAATTATCCGGCAAACAACTTTAACGGAGTTAGACATGGACATCAAACAGCAATCCATCGCACGCGTGCGTGCCCTTCTGGATATTTTCGGCGCCGTCGGCGTCGTGCTGGTGGACGGCGAGGAAGTCTTCAACAAAGGGGGCATGGTGCTGCGCGCACCTGAACCCGAGAAGAAGCCCGGCAAGCGCCACATGCGCCCGCGCGGCTCGTACAAAGCGGTGTACGCCCCGCTGATAGGGAAGCTGGAGCCCGGCGAAACGTTTAATCTGAGCACGCCGGACGGAGCCGACTACAACGGCTACACGCAGGGCGCGCGCAAGTTCGCCGAGAAGATGTGGGGCACAGAGAACATCGTGCACCAGTACGACCCCAAGACCCGCAGCGTTTTCTTGCTGCGCATTATGTAAGCACTTCAACAAAAGGAAATCGACATGAGCAACCTCCTCTCTTCCGCACAAGTTATCAACCTGATCAAGTCCGTGGGCGCCAAGCGCACCGTGCTGGTCGAAGGCGAAGCCGGTTCGGGCAAGACCGCCATGCACTACGCGCTGGCCAAGCTGCCTGAGTTCAAGCATTACTACACGCCCAAGCCCATCGACTGCACGCAGCTCTCGGATGGCTCGGTGTGGATGCCCGACATCGACCGCAGCCGTGGCGTGTCGCGCGAGCTGCCCAACGAGCGCTTCGGGGTTGACGACGAGAACCACGCAGGAGTCGAGGGCGCACGCCCTGCGCTTATCTGCTTGGACGAGATTGGCAAGACGCGCCAGTTCATCAAGGACGTGCTGGCACCCATCGTGTACGAGCGCCGCGTGGGCAACTACGGCTTCGCTCCGGGCAGCATCGTGTGGGGCGCGACCAACCTGACCGACGAGGGGCTGGGCGACCACATGCAGCCTCACCTGCGTAACCGGCTGATCATCGTGCAGATGCGCAAGCCCACCAAGGACGAGTGGGTACAGAACTTCGCCATCCCTGCCGGTGTGAACGAGACGGTCATCGCTGCGTGCGAGATGTATCCCATGGCGTTCGATTCGTTCTTGGACTATCGCGCTGGCGGCAAGCATGCTGGCAAGAGCATGGCGCGGGACAACCCGTACATCAGCGACCCGGCCAACGCCGGGCAGGGGCAGGTGGTCACAGGCCGGTCGTTGCACACCGCCAGCGACATCGTGGACGCCCGCGCAGGGATGGACGACGCGACCCTGCAGCACGCGCTTGCCGGGGCTGTGGGCGCTGCGTTCGCAGCCAACATCATGAGCATGGTCCGCTTCGGCGATCAGCTGCCGTCGTACGACCGCGTGATAGCGGACCCGGCCGGCGCGCCGCTGCCAAGCAACCCGACCGCGCAGATCGTGCAGGTGTTCCAGTTCATCAAGCAGGTGCAGGACCGTGAGCAGGCCGAGGCCGTGAGCGAGTACACCCAGCGCATGAAGGGCGAGATGAAATCGCTGTTCGTGAACTGCGTGGCCAACAGCAAGGGACGGCTGCAGGACTTCGCACTGAGCGCCACGTTCAACGCTATGTTGGCCGAGAACCGCAAGTTCCTGGGCGCCTGACGTGTACACGTTTGAGCATGGGGGGCGGACGTACACGCCCCGCATATTTGGCGGGCTCATGCAGCTCAAGCGGGTGGTGTCGTATGGCCGGCTGAACCGCAAGGGCCAGCTAATGCTACGCATCTACTGCCGGGCTACATCCCTCACTGCGGCGTACAACACCAGTGGCGCGGAGATACGCGTGTACCGCGTGTACCGCGTCCCTGTCATGGACGAGTACGTCATGCAGGGTACGAGCTTCGACACCCAGCGCCGAAAGCTGGAGTTCATGGCCAACCTGTTCGCTACGCGCGCCGGGCTGGACTACCGGCTATTTGACGACGCAGACTTTCACTGTAAATAGGAGATTGACTATGGCTTTTAAAGACCTGTCGCCTTACGAGAAGATCGTAGCGGTGCACACCGACTTCATGCGCCACCCGGACTTCTGCATCCTCGGGGGCGTCACGCAGATCGGCAGGGTAACGGTGGACGACGAGACGCTCACGGCCTGCACGGACGGGGAGAACGCCAAGTACGGCGCCGCGTTCATCAAGGACATGACGCGCAAGCAGCTGCGCTATCTCGTGGGGCACGAGAACATGCACAAGGCGCTGCACCACTGCACGGACTACATCCCGCTGTTCAAGGCGCATCCCGACGAGTTTGGGCAGGCCATCGACTACGTGGTGAACTGGCAGCTGGAGAGCATGGACACGGGCACGGACAAGTTCCTTGAGCGCCCCACGCTCGTGCCCCCGCTGATCGACCCCAAGTACGCGGACATGAGCGTGCCCGAGGTTGTGCGCGAGCTGCTGAAAAACCCCCCACCGCCGCAGATGAAGGGCAAGGGGCAGGGCAGCGGCCCGCCCTCGCCCATGGACGTGCACGAGATGCGCGAGTGCACGCCTGAGAACGAGCAGGAGCTGGCTGACGCCAAGCAGAAGCTGGACGACGCCGTGCGCCATGGCGAGATCGTGCAGGGCCAGCTGCGCAGCGCCAACAGCGGCCCGGCCGTGGCGCTCAATGGCTTTCGGGAGCAGCGCACCGACTGGCGCCCCATGCTGCGGCGACTCTTCCAAGAGTTCTGCGAAGGTGACGAGCAGTCGCGGTTCAACCCCCCGAACAAGCGCATGCTGCCGCTGGACGTGATCATGCCCTCGCACTTTAGTGAGATGACGGGGGAGATCATCATCGCAGCGGATACGTCCGGCTCCATGAGCGGGTACTACCCGGTCGTGTTCGGCGAGGTGGCGCGCATCTGCCAGCAGCTGCAGCCAGCCAAGGTGCGCTTGCTTTGGTGGGATACGCGCATCGCAGGCGAGCAGGTGTTCACGATCAAGGACTACCCGCAGATGGGCAAGGCGCTGGCCCCCAAGGGCGGTGGCGGCACTACGGTGTCGTGCGTTGCAGCGCACATCCGTGCGAAGCAGTACAAGCCCAAGGCCGTGATCATGCTGACTGACGGGTACATCGAGAGCAGCTACGAGGTGCCGCCGGGCAACGTCATCTGGGGTGTGGTGGACAACACGCGGTTCGTCCCGCTGCGTGGCAGGGTCCTGCACATCGACCCGAATGTCTGAGTTCGAGCAGGCGCTGGAGAAATTACAAAGGCACAGCATGGCAACAGGCAACACCTTACCGCCGCAGCTGCGCTCACGTTCGGTGACAACATTGGCAGCTTCGTCGCTGGCCAAGACGGACGGGAGCATCACTGCGCTTCCACCCGGGCGGCTGCACAAGCTCGGCAACCCCGATCCGTTCTGGGACGTTGGCAGTCCTTGGACTGGGCCGGAGCTTACAGGTTACAGCGCGCGTGTGTCGCAATGGACCAAGACGCTGCAGGTGTATCTGACAGGGGAAGATAGCAGCGGCACGGGCTGCACTGTTTTCGTCCTGCACCTGTCGCCAGCACTCACGCCGGAAGAAACACGAATGGCCGTAAGCACCTACACAATGCTGCTCAACATGCAGCGCACGGAGGCAAAATGAACGACTACGAAATAGCGCGAGAGCGCTTGTCGCGTGATCTTGAATACGCGTTGCAAAACGCACGCGACCTTACCGATGCAACCTTCCACCGCAGGCAATACCTGCTGCAGCTTGAACATCTAGAAAAGAAATACGCACTTATGGACATTAAAAAAACGGCCACTGAAATTAACCTTATGCAGCTGCAGGCAGACAACTCGACGGCGTTGAAGGAGTACTACAAGCAAGCCGGTGCTCTACAGAACAATGCCGCTTCGCAGTCGTCGATAGGAAATCAGCTCAACGTATCGTCGCAGAATCAGCAGATGAAGGCCGCGCCTAAGCAGGCGCACGAGTTCGGCGTGCTGATGATCGGCGACAAACCGCTACCCGCTGACTGGCGTGGCGCGTATTACGAGACGGTCAACCGGCAAGCAATGGCGGACTGCTGGCGCGTGACATTCACCAGCAAGTGGTCGGACACAATGATCACGGTGCGTTTCGATCTGGAAAAGTTCAGCGGAGCTGAAGTCAACGCCATGGCGCAGACCTACCTCGAAGCCATTAACCAGCAGAGGCAAGGATGACTCCCGGCTTTGGACTTGCCCCGATAAAACGGGAAGGCGAGCGGTACCAGCACGACTGGACCGATCCGCGCGGACAGTTTGGGAACCTCAACAAAGACCCGCAGTCATTCTACGCAGTAGAAGCCGTGCCGTTCTTTCGTGGGGCGGAGGTGGGGCCTAACTGGCGCGGCCCGCTGATGACCGACGTATCGTTTAAAAAGAACAACGCGGGGCAGAAGGTGGTTGTCGCTCGCAGCGCCTCGGACCCTGCGGTGTATGTTGAGCTGACGATGCCGGCTGGGACACCCGTGGAAGTAATGGAGGAGATCGGCGAGCGGATGATTGCGAAGCTCAACGAATGGAGGGTGCTGCCATGAAGAAAGCGGGCGTTGTAGAGACGATGCGCGGCCCGTACGATCTGGCGCTGGTGCAGTTCCTGATGCCAGAGGACGTGATCGTTGCACCGCTGCACGTCGTGTTTCAAGTGCCGTTCGGTGACTCAAGCATGCGCATCATCGACGTGATGGACGCAGCGAGCCAGACCTTGGTTACTGCGAAGCAGGTACGCAAGCCGACACGCGGGATAAGCGACGGCATGGACCGGCGCTCTGCTGCGCAGTGGCTGCTGGACATCGCGGGAGTGCGGTACGGGTGTGATGTGTGCGAGCTGGAGAAGTGGGTTTAATAATTTAGGAGTAATGACATGAGCAAAAATTTCAATCTCAATTCCGTGGCACTTATTTGCGAGTTCAACGCGAGCGTGTGGACCGCACGCAAGCTGGACCGCAAGGAGTCCGACAAGGTGGTCGAGGGCGCTGGCGCCAAGAGCAAGGGCGCTGCGCGGGTCAACAAGAACCTGCTGGCGGGCCGGCCTGAGCTGGAGGAAATCTCCCAGCTGGTGACGGTCGTGCGCAACTACGTGTACGACAACACGTTGCCTTGGAGCGACTCTGGCCAGCGCATGCTGGTCGGCGCGCGCTTCCCCGAGTTCGACAAGAAGGTCGAGGAATACCGCGAGCAGTTCAATGCCAAGGTGGCGTCGTTCGTGGCGCTGTATCCAACACTCATAACCGCGCAGGCCATGGCGCTGGGCGATATGTTCAACCGCTCGGAGTTCCCGAGCGCGGGCGAGATCGCAGGCAAGTTCGGCATGACGGTCAACTACATGCCTGTGCCGGCGGCGGGCGACATCCGCGTGGACATCGGCAACCAAGCGCAGGACGAGCTGCGTGCGCGGCTGGAGAAGATGGCCAACGCCCGTGTCGAGCGGGCCATGCAGGAGGTTACTGACAAGTTCGTGGGCCACCTCAAGCGCATGGCCGACCGGCTGACCACGGATACCGACCCCAAGACGGGCGACCTCGTGGGGCGCCGCTTCACGGAGACGCTGGTGACGAGCGCGTATGAGCTGTGCGATCTGGTGCGGGACTACAACATCACGGCCGACCCGACGCTGGCGCACGCACGCCGGCTGCTGGAGAACGCCCTGACGGGCGTGACGGTGCACACCCTGCGCGACGACCCTGCCAAGCGCGAAGACGTGCGCAGCGCAGTTGCCGGCATCCTCGGGAAGTTTCAGATATGACGCTGCATGTTCGTTACGAGCTGCGCTGCGACTGGTGCAAGAACCTGTGCAGCGAGCCGCAGGAGTACAGGTTTGCTACCCCCTACGGTAGCTCGCTGTCGCTTCCCAAGCTCGCTCCGTACGTTGTGGGCGTGAACCACATGTGCGACAACTGCATGTCTATCGCGCGGGCTGAGTTGCGCGAGAAGGTGCTGGGGCTTCCCCGTGAAACTTAAAGTCAACAAGTTCTGGGCAGAGAACGGGGACGTCATTCTGCAAGTGCGCGACCATGATGCGATTGTCCCGCATCAGGTATTTTGGCGCCAGCAACCTGTTCGCTTGAACCTTGGCACGCGTGTATGCAAGGTGGTGCTGGAGCTGCGGTATCCCCGCGGTACGCCAAAGGAAGAGGTGCGGCGCGCAGCAAAGAGCGCGCTGTTTTTGGCCGAACTTTCGGCCCGTGAAAACGCTGTTTAAAAGGAGTACGTAAATGAACCAAGAAAAGATACAGCCGTCGTATGACGACTGGCTGATGTACCTAACAACGCTGTTCGCAGGCTTCGGCCTCGGCGCGCTGACAACGATCCTGATGTTGTGGTGGATGCTGAAATGAGCCGCCTATTATTCGCCGCAGCCCGTGGCGCGCGGATTGAACGCTTGTGGTTCAAATACAAAGATGAACCACACAATTGGGAAATTTGCAAAGTGTTTAGTGTAGCTAACGAGAGTGATTACGAGCTTCGCATCCACCCCGACGACCTGCACTTGCAGTACGGGCCAATCAGTACAGACCTGCTAAATACCGCCAGTTACGAGCTTACGGAAAATCAATTTCCGTCGCTAGGTCTCTACGCGGCAATGGCGTGCTACCTCGATGGCTTGTGGCACCTCGAATGGGTAAAGCAAAACACAGGCACGCGCGCGCTGGCAATACTCATTTTGGCCGAAGCACTGGCCGACGAGGGTCTGTAGCCATGAAAAACTTTAAGGAATGGCTGAAAGACCCTGTGCGTGTGTTTAACACACTGTCTGTATTTCTCGCTGGCGTAACAGTCGGCATGCTTTTAGTGAGGTGACAATGACCGACCTCGAAATTTCCAAAGCCCTCGCGCTAGCGATAGGGTGGGAGCGCAAACACCTATTTGTAGACGGCGCAGATAAGCTGCTCGTGGTACTCCTTCAACGCCCGTGGGAGTTGCACGTATTCGACTACCGCGACTGGTCCGTCATCGGGCCTATTGCAGAAAGGTACGGATGTTTTCCAATAAAAAGCGGCACCGGATGGTGGTCAAACAACTGGGTCAATTGTTTAGAAGCACAGCAGGTTTATACAAACACGCCACAGAAGGCCATCGCCCTCGCCGTTATAGAGGCTAGAAAATGACCGACCACATCCTAGTCCCCCGCGCACTTGAACTGGCGACTTGGTTATACGCGCAGGCTCATGAATGGACGGCTGATGAAATAGACGACTCTGCTGCATTGCTTCTCAAGCAGCACGATGCGCTGAAGGCGGCGCTGGATGCGTTGGAAAACGGGCCAAGCACGGAACATACATTTCCGCCTGGGATTGCCTGCACTTGCAGCCAATGTGAGTTTGTGCGGGCGCGTCGTGCCGCCATAAAACAAATTAAGGAAATGCTATGACCGACCGCGAACTTTTAGAACTGGCTGCTAAGGCTGCGGGGATTCCATTGAAGCCAGACTTTGCGGAACGCTTTGACTATTACATGGCAGACCGCTTGATGTGGAACCCCCTAACCAACGACGGCGATGCGCTGCGGTTGGCGGTGAAGTTGGGCCTTTATGTGTGTATTGATACTCCACAAGAATCCGAGCCGCACACAAAAGCAATTGGTTTTGCCAACAATGGTCTTGGCACCATAGACGCGATTGAGTACCACGGCGACCCCTACGCCGCAACCCGCCGCGCAATAACTTGCGCAGCCGCTGAAATTGAGAGGGGACTGCTATGAAACTCCGAAAGCTGCGCAAAACATTTTGGTACGTCCTTAAAGTTGAGCGCCGGTTGAACATCAAAGTCAAACCGCTACCCGGGACGCGATTTGTAGGACGCGGAAAAGGCACGGTATGCAAGGAAACAAAATGAGCAAACTACTCGAACTGGCTGATGCGTATGCAGACGCATTTGAAATTCCATCTCGACGAGCCGCCTTAGTCGCAGAGATTGAGCGCGTGGAGCGTGATGCTGCGCGGTA